CGTGTCCGGATTCTCCAGCGTCGGCGTGACCGCGCCGGCGGGTGTGCTGACCAGCCTGGGTGACCAGGCCACTGTCGGCGAGGGCACCGACCTGCTGATCCAGCTGTACCACTCGGTGCTGCCGGACTACCGGTCGATGGCCGGCACCGCCTGGCTGCTCAACGACGCCTCCGCGGCGAAGGTGCGGATGGTGAAGGGCACCACCGGTGACTCCGTGTGGCAGCCGTCGCTGACCGCCGGCGACCCCGATCTGATCCTCGGGAAGCCGGTCCGCATCGTCCCGCAGCTGGATTCGTTCGCCGCCTCGAAGAAGCCAGTCTTCTTCGGTGACGTGTCGAAGCTGATCGTCCGCATTGCGGGTGGCATCCGGTTCGAGCGGAGCAACGACTTCGCGTTCGACAAGGACCTGGTCACCTTCCGGTGCATCGTCCGGGCCGGCGCTGTCGTGGTCGACCCGAACGCGGTCAAGTACCTCGCCACCCCGGCGAGCTGATCCCCGATCGCGGGTGCTGGCGGGAGGGAGCCACCCGCCAGCACCCGTCCACCAACCCGGAACGGAGTGAACGCGATGAAAGCACGCATCAAGGTCCAGCCGACCGGGCTCTACAACGGTGACGCATGGCCGGAGCCGGGCCAGGTCGTCGACCTGCCTGACCATGTCGCCGAGGGCATGATCGCCGCCGGCATTGTCGAACGGGTGGTCGAGGCCAAGCCCGAGCCGAAGCCTCGCACGGAGAAGCGTCCCGCAGCACGCAAGGGTGTTGAGACGCGGAAGTCCGACGATGCCTCTGCTTGATCTGGCCACCGTCAAGGCGCAGTTGAACATCCGGGACTCGGACAACAGCCAGGATTCAGCCCTGACCGTGTACATCAACGCCGCCACCCTTGTGGTGGAACGGCACACCGGTGAGACGACATCGCCGGCCGAGTTCACGGAGACGTTGCAACTTCCAGGCCCCGCCTACGCCGCCCACCATCCGGTCACCGCGATCACATCAGCGGTTGACCGCAACGGCGACACAGTCGACGCAGGCTCCCTGTCGTTCGATGCGTTGACGATCACCGGGTCGGGCGTGTACGGGCCAGTCACGGTCACCTACCAGGCCGGATATGTGACCGCGCCAGCGAACTACGAGCTGGCCGGCATGATCATCGTCCAACACCTGTACCAGTCGAAGCGGGGTGGGATGCCGACCGCGTCGCCCAGCCTTGACGGTGACTCGGCTGCGATCCAGCCGCGCACAGCGTTCGGGTTCGCCATCCCACGGATGGCGTTGGAACTGTTGGGCGCCGAATCCAGCCTCGGGTTCGCCTGATGGCTGGCTGGCTGTCAACCGTCCCGGACACGATGGATGCGCTGGCGACCCTGTTCTCCGCCGCCGTCGATCCTTCGGTGCTGGTTGCTGACGGGCCGAACGTTGGCGGTGACGGGCAGACGAAGTCGGTGCTGGTCGGCTACGACGGCAACGATGGGGCCGTCCATATCGAATGGGCGCCGGCTGATGGCGGCCTCGCGCTGAATCGGGAGTCGTACACGGTCTTCTGCTCGGTGAATGTGGCCGATGGGAGCGCCGACGGCAACTGGTCGTCGCTCCGTCAGGAAGCGTTCGATCTGTACAGCACCCTGACCGCGGCCCTGGCCGGCGATCCGACGCTGGGCCGGACGGTGATGCGGGCCATGCCTGGCTCGGTCGCGGCGCATCAGACGACCACTCGCGCCGGGCGCCTGGTCATCATCGCGTTCGGTGTGCAAGTCGAGGCGTTCACGAAGGAGGTCTGATGGCGACCGAATGGGTGGAGATTGAACACCCCGATGTTGAAAAGACTGCCCGCGTTCCCCGCTCAGCAGTCCCCGTCCATGCTCGCTCCGGCTGGCGCGAGGTGGTCAACCTTCCGGAGCGTGACGTTCCGGATCCGGCTCCTGACAGCTACAACCCAGAACCGATCCCTGACGACGGGGATCAGTCACAAGGAGAAGAAGATCGATGACTGCACTCGCCCGCTCGAATCGTTACCTCGCGGTCGGCATCTGGAAGGTGTACTGGATCCCGACTGTGGCCGACTACACCGCGATCACCCGGTCGGAGATCACGGCCGGCACGGAGATCTCCGGTGAGATCGCGTCGCTGACCGGGTTCACCACGACCGCGAACTCGCTGCCCACCCCGGATGGCGCCTCGCTGTTCACCTCGTCCGTCCCCGGCATGACGACCGCGGATGATTCCTCCATCAACTTCTGGGGTGACGAGGACGGCGCGGATGCCCGCACCTTGTTCACTCTCCGTGGCCGCGGCGTCGTCCTGTTCATGGATGGCGGCGACGACGAGACGAAGAAGATGGAGGCGTTCCCGGTGGCCGTCTCCAAGCGTGACATCGTCCGGTCGTTGACCGATCCACTGCAGGTGGCGATCGGCTTCACCGTGACGGCGGAGCCGCGGGAGCAGGACATTCCCGCTGCTGCCTGATCAGCGGCACATGGCGGCGGCCTGGTCCGCGCTGTATCCGTTCATCGCCTGACGAAACTCGCATTCGAGACGGCGTTGTTGGATGCCGTGGACCACGGCCACCGTCACAGCTACCGCGATCATCGCCGCGACCATCGCTGCGGCGATGATCGTCAGACTCCGGGTGCTGCGCACCCACACATCCTGGCTCATCTGTCAACGGTAAGCCTGAAATCGCGGAGTGTGCATCATGCCGGGGAATGATATTGGGATCGAGATCCGCGGCGGCAAGCAGTTGGAGCGGATCATCAAAGCCCTCCGTGAGGTTGGTGACGGGGGTCTTGCGCGGGAGTTGAAGTCGGGTCTGCGCAAGGCCGCCAGGCCGATGGTGCCGAAGGTTCGGCAGGCGATCGACCGGATCCCGTCGAACCATGACGGCCAGTTGCGTGCCGAAATGAAGTCGGCCACCACGGTCACCTTCCGCTCGGCTGGCACCCAGGCCGGGATCACGCTGCGGGTCGACGGCCGCAAAATGCCGTCCGGCAAAAGGTCCCTGCCCGCCTACATGGAGGGCACCAAGCCGAGCTGGCGGCATCCCGTCTACGGCAACACCGATGTGTGGGCGCAGCAGCCCTCGCATTCGTTCTTCCGGCCGGTCGTTGCCGAACTTGGCGGCGACATCCACCGGGACATGAATGCGGTCGCGCAGGCGATCGCGAAACGGCTCACCTGAACAGGAAACACTCATGGCTCTCAAAGATCAGATCCTCTCCTTCGATGACCGCACGAAGGAGCCGGTGGATGTCCCCGAGTGGGGTTCGCCGAAGATCTTCCTTCGTGTCATCTCGGCGGCGGCCCGCGAAGCCGTCGATGACGCCCTGACCACCGTCGACAAGGACGGCACGATCCGGTTCAACCGGGTTGGTGCTGATGCCCGGCTGCTGGTGCAATGCCTGGTCGATGAGGATGGTGAGCGGATCTTCACCGACGCCGACGTGGACGCGCTGGGCGAGAAGTCGTCTGCGGTGCTGGCCCGGCTGGCGGAGAAGGCCCGGGAACTGAACTCGGTCGGCCTCGACGACGAGAAGGTTGTCGAAGAGGGAAAAGACTCCGGGCAAGACCAGAGCTCTTCTTCTACCACCAGCTAGCCGCCGAGGTCTTCCACTGCTCGGTGGAGGACATGCTGGAGCGGTTGACGCCGCGGGCGCTGCATCGCTGGGTCGCCTACTTCGCGATCAAGCATGAGCAGGAGTACGGCCCTGAAACGCAGTCTCTTGACTAACTGAACATGGAGGTGCTTGGACGATGGCAGGCACCTCCGTTTCCTGGGAGATCATCGCCCGCGACATGGCGTCGAAGGCGTTCCTCGGTGTGGCCGCATCGGCCGACGAGATGCGCCTGCAGGTCACGAAGGCGTTCGCCGAACAGGATGCGGTTGCCCGCCGGTCGCAGGCCGCCATCCGCGCCTCCCTGAAGGCGCAGGAGGCCGAATATCTGAAGGCGTCGGCGGCGGCGAAGAAGTACGGCACCTCAACCGTGTTCTTGAACTCTCACAAGGAGCAGTTGGACAAGGTTGCCCGAGGAATGGCCGGCTTCGGCGCTGCCGCCGCTGTAGGCTTCGGCGCCGCGGTGAAGCAGTCGGCCGACTTCAACGCCGAAATGGCGCGGGTTGGCGCATTCTCCGATGATGCCCGCGAACACATGGGCCAGCTGCGTGAACTGGCGATGAAGGTCGGCGTCGCCATGGGCTACTCGGGCACGCAGAGTGCCGAGGCCATGGAGGAGATGGTCAAGGCCGGTATCTCCGCGAAGGACATGATCAACGGCGGCCTGAAGGGTGCGCTGCAGTTGGCGGCCGCCGGCCAGATCGATGTGGCGCAGGCCACCGAGATCGCCTCGGCGTCGATGACCCAGTTCGGACTGTCCGGCAAGGACATCCCCCACCTGGCCGACCTGCTGGCGGCTGGCGCTGACAAGGCCCTCGGTGGTGTCGGTGATCTGGGTGAGGCGTTGAAGTACGCCGGCACCCAAGCCCACCAGTACGGAATCAGCATCGAGGACACGACCGGCGTGCTGGCCGAGTTCGCCTCGCAAGGACAACTGGGGTCGATGGCCGGCACCACGTTCGCGCAGATGCTGGCCCGACTGGGTGCCCCTTCGATGAAGGCCGCCAAGGAAATCGAGAAGGTCGGCCTGAACGTCTACGATGTGAACGGCAACTTCGTCGACATGACCACCTTGGCCGACCGGCTGTCGAAGGCGTTCAACAAGCTGAGCCCTGCCGAGCGGAACGCGTCGGAGCAGATCATCTTCGGGCAGCGTGCTATCCGTGGCGCGAACATCCTCATCTCTGAGGGGGCGAAGCACACCCAGGAGTGGATCAACAAGGTCAATGATCAAGGGTTCGCTGCGCAGACTGCGGGCCGCAAACTCGACTCACTCAGTGGCGACCTGACCAAACTGAAGGCGGCCTTCGACAACGCCCTGATCGGCGCCGGGAACAGTTCGCAGGGTGCGCTGCGGTCGGCCGTGCAGGGCATCACCGGTCTGATCAACGAGTGGAACAAGCTTCCGGATGCGATCAAGGGTGACATCGCCGGCATCACCGGCGGGCTGGCTGTGCTCGGCCTCGGCGGCGCCGCAACGATCAAGGTCATCCAAGGCGTGGCGGCCATGCGCAAAGCCATGGTTGATCTGGGTGGTGCAACCGGCCCGATCAAGGCGTTCCGGGAACTTGCTGCAGGTGCGGACGCGGCCGGCGTGGCGCTGACCAATGCGGGCCGGGCGGCACGTCTCGCCCAGGTCGGCATCCCCCTAGTTGGTTTGGCCATGATCGGCGTCACCACGGCGATCGGCCATTTCCAGGCGCAGCAGGCCAAAGAGAAGCAGTTGGCGGCCGACTTCGGGCAGGCGCTCGACACGATCACCGGCAAGGTGAACGAGCAGACGATCGCGATGAACAAGAATGTTCAGCAGGTCGCGATCAAGCAGTTGACTGATGCTGACGCCTACAAGAACGCACGCATTCTCGGCATCTCCTACAACGAGGTCACGCAGGCGGCCCTCGGCAACGCCGATGCGCAGAAGCGGATCAATGACATCCTCGAGGATGTCGTGAAGATCGGCGGCAGCGCCCGGACTTCCATCGACGGC